CACAAAACTAGAGTGTTTTGTGCGGGTGCAATGCATTTTACTATTGTTTTTCGAATGTATTTTATGCGTTTCCTCTCCTTTGTCATGGAGAATAGAATCCACAATGAGAGTGCGTTAGGTATTAACCCATTCCAGGAATGGGAACAACTGGCAGACTATTTGAACAAATGGGATGGAGCGACATGTATTGCCGGAGATTTTACGAATTTTGACGGATCCTTGAGCAATCAGATTTTAGAACGTTTATTGGAAATCATTTTGGATTGGTATGCATTGCAAGGTGCGACGGAAGAAGAGCAAAATATTCGTAGAAATTTGTGGAGAGCACTTACGCGTTGTATGATTATAGGTAGAAATGGTTGTGTTTTCAGACTTTTTAATAGTCAGCCAAGCGGTAACCCGTTTACAACTATTATTAACATTTTGGTTAATTGTATTATTTTCCGTATGGCTTATGATGATATTTTATGCCACGCAATTATGGATATGACACCTTGGATATTCTGGCAGTTTTTGAAGAAGACAATGGATAGTAGATTGTTTGAGGTTGTGTTGGGTTCGTTTGATGCGAAGAAAATGGAGCGTTTTATTTCTGTATTGCGCCATTTGTCTAATTTTGATGATGATGTTCGTCTCATCGCTTTTGGTGATGACGATGCAGCAAATATAAATCCGGCGATAATGGAGTTTTTCAATATGGAAACTATTAGTGTAGCTTTCATGACTTATGGTTTAACGTATACAGACGAAACAAAGTCTATTTTAAAAGTAAAAGGCAGATTCTTGACTGATATATCCTTTCTAAAACGAGGATTTCGACGAGTTAATGAATTTGGCCGTAGATGGGTGGCACCATTGGATATCGACACCGTGAAGGAGATACCAATGTGGTCACGCAAAAGCGATGAGATGATGCAAAAGACGATTATGAAACAAGTGTTGGATGACACTTTAGCTGAAATGAGTTTGCATGGAAGAGTTAAGTATGAAGATTGGGTGCATGTTGTTGAAGCTTTTAATCATAAAAAATTGTTGGGTAAAGATGGAGTAATTCCACCCGATTATGAAACACAGTTTTTGATGACATGTAACCGGAGTTTAGACTCTGACCTTTTCTAACTAGTATATAATTATAAAAGTTTTTTAACCTTGGGATACGGCACTATTCGTAGATGCACATATGTCCGTGGACTTCTCATTGTAGTTTTTAAAAATAGGCGAACGTTTCGACTAATAGCCAATCTCAAAATGGAAAAAGAAATTTTAACTTATGATAATCAACAAATTTTAACTTATTGTAGACAAGGAGTGCGCGGTGAAACAGCTGTTTTGCCTTCTATGGGAACTATCCAGGAGGCAAAACAATTTGTTGTTGATGATAGGCTTCATGAGCTGCGTGATTTTTTAAAACGACCTTTTGATGTTTCCAAATTTGTTTGGACGACGAATCAACTCGTAAATTCTGAATTGATTCCAGGTGGTATTGAATTTCCGAATGTTTTATTGACTAACCCCCAATTCAAAGAGAAAGTTAGGGGGTTTTTGGTGATGCGTGGAAACCTTAAGGTTCGTATTTTGATGAATGCCCAAAAGTTCCAACAAGGTAAACTTTTGGCTTATTGGGTTCCAAATTATTCGAATTTACCAACCAAGGCTGCTATGATTCAAGCATCCTTGAGTGGTAAGTCCGGTTGCCCTCATACCAAGTTGAGTTGTGAGAACACAACTGAACAAACTATTGATATCCCTTATGTTAATCAAAATTTATATTATAACATGGCGACCAATGAAGGAACGTATGGTAATCTTTTTCTCACTCCTTTATTGCAACTTCGCTCTTCTACGGGTGATTCTGTGGGTTTGCGAATTCAGGTTTGGATGGAAAACCCCGAAATTGAATTCGCAACGTCTGCGGTTCCTGTGTTGTCCCAAGCAGCCTCGCAAATGGAAGAAGCATCGGCGCATTCTGATGCTTTGTCTCGTCCTTCAACTGGGGGTCTTGACATTTCTTCTTTGGCTGGGATCGTAAAGGATGTAAAACTTGAACCATCGTATTTGGCGAGATCTTTTGCCAATGCGATGGAATTGATGGGTTGGCAAAAACCAACCCAGAACGCTGCCATAAATAGAACGTCTTTACGTACAAATTCTTATATGGCTAACTATAACGGTGAGCATATGGCACATAAATTGTCATTAGCTGCTGACAATATTTTAGCTTCAATGGATGTCCCAGCTGGTACTAATGTGGATGAAATGAACATTAATACCATTTGTAAGATACCTACATACTATCGGAAATTTTCTATGAAGGCAGTTTCATCTACTGCTGGGGATGCTGAGAATACTCTTTTATTCGTGGATAGAGTACATCCTCAAAAATTTACTCCGGAGACAGCTAATGTTTTGAATTCAACTTTTCTTGGATATGTTTCATCTTGTGCCGCCCAGTGGCGAGGTAGCATAAAGTATTCCTTTGACGTTGCCAAAACGGGTTTTCACTCAGGCACAGTGCGCGTGTCTTTCTTACCAGGTGTTTATTCTGCAATAGAAGGAACTATTCCAAACCCCACGAATAATCCTGAATTACAACTGGAGCGTGCTTGGCAGCAAACTTTTGATTTGCGGGATAGAGACGAATTTTCGGTTGTCGTTCCGTACGCTAATTCCAAATATTTTTCGGCAGTTGTAAATCCAAATAGCAAAGCTGGTGATGCTTTGCAATTATCGACCTTTTGCACTGGCATTATTGTTGTCGATGTTTTTGTGCCTCTTGTGGCACCAACCAGTGTAGATCAAACGGTTGATTTTGCCGTGTGGGTGTCTGCTGGTGATGATTTTATGTTAGCAAATCCCACAGCTCCTCCTATTTATCCTTATTCTGTCGTTCAGTCTCAAAGTTTGACAATGACGGAACCTCTTAATCGACAGGAAGAAATGTTTTCAAATAATTCCACTATGACGGGGGCTAAACCTGATACTAGCTTTCGTCCCTCAGCTCTTTGTACTGGTGAAGTTATGGCTTCAATCAAGTCACTTATCGGAAGATTTGGTCCTTTTTATACTCCAACTGGTGTTTCTGCTACAGATGTGTATACTATAGCTCCTTTTGATTTTCAGGATCCAATTTCTTCTGTTAGCACTGTTACTTTCGATTATATTGACTTCTTTTCTTATTTGTATGGGTTTTATAGAGGAGGAGTTAGAATTTCACTAGATCCAGGTTTATATGATATGCGCAATTTTGGAAATTACCGTGTTTTTATGCGTTCTTCATTAAATAATGCGTATCCAGTCGGAAATGTTCCTCGTGGAGAACATGTTCCTATTACGAACTTATCTTCCCAGATGTTACAATCCCCATTTGCAACGATCATGAGCAAGCCTTCTATAGAAGGATTGGTCGACGTTGAAGTGCCATATTACAGTTTTACACATGTAACGCCGGCATTGACATCCAATCACAATCGTGATGGTGTGGAAAAAGCTAAATTTCCCCTTCCCATTGTCACTTTTGTACCCCGTATTTCTGGGACCTTTAGTACTACTATCGATCCTATTTTTTGGCGAGCTGCAGATGAAGCTTTTCGTTTTATGTATTTGTTGGGCCCACCACAAGTTGTTATGTTGGACACTGATGAAGACACGATCCCTGAACAATTTTTTGATGTTGTTTATCCACGTTCTGTAGTAGTTAATAATGGAGCGCAAGATTTTAAAGGTATGTTTGACCTTTCTTCTTTCGTTGTTGATACAGTTGCTCCGGGGACTCAACTTGACCCCCCATCACAATTTTTGGTGGTAAATACTGCAAACACTGTTGTTACAAGTTTGCCCCGAAATGTTAATTATGGTTTTTGGAGTGCTTCAAATAGTCTATTAAATGTTAATCAGACCCATTGGAATATGGCAATAAATTCGTTTGTCTGGAATGGCAAGGGTTCAACAACAGCGCTTCTTTCAAATTTAACACCTAATTTGATCACAAAACCTACTGTGATCACCCCTGTTTCTACGCAAGCCCAAGCTGTACCGGATCCTTGTATTTCTTTCACTTCGGAGGTGTGCACAGTTGTATTGAATACTAGTATTACTATACCTTCACAACGTGCTGCTCCATTTCTTTATGGAACTCCAATTGCTCTTATTGAACCTTTGTTTGCTAGGCGAAGTGGTCTTCCTACCATTATACCTGCTGGAGGTTTGGTCACTTTTTCCGATAGCGCTGATTCTTCTACTTACACTCTCATAGTGAGTTATAAAGGAATACCACATGCTTTATACACGAGTTTAGCAGCTCAAACCAATTTTCCCACGAATGTCCCCTCTGATGCTTTCACAAGCACCCAAGAGGCATAAATAAATATTTCAAGATACGTTTAACTTAAGTCAAGTTCAGTAACTTTTTAAGAACCTTATTAGTGTTTCGGTTTTTTCTAAATATTTAATTTAATAACACTACCCTACTGGACGGGTATATTGGGTAACCCCCAATTTAGTCG